CAGATTTTAATATTACAATCCTAGTATCATTTGTACCTAGATCAACACTAAAATTAACCGTAGCAGAAGCAGACCTACTTGATCTAGGAACATAACCAATATTTCTTGCAAGTGAAACAACATTCTCTCTTAAAGTCGCACTATCAAGAAAACACTCATTAACTGCCATATTGGTATTATATGACGTAATATATGAGTTATATGCTAATAGATCAACCAAAACAGAGAAGTTTGATCCTTCAAAGTCAAAATCTGTGAAATTACTATTAGTTCTCAGATAATCTTTAATTTGTGCCCTAAGATCAGCAAAGTCTAGGTTAGTAAACTGATTGAACGCCATTATAGTCTAGTAGATTGAAGGACAAATTCTATATTTTGAGTAGGTAAAGCCAAACCAGTCACATCATATCGAATCGCAACATTTAATTCATTGGTATCAGGCGGAAAAGCAACTTGACAACTAACATTACCTACTCTTGGTTCAAAGTTTTCAAGTAAGAGAATAACATCCTCTTGAATACTTTCTTGATCAAAGACCGTTTGTAATTCAAATAAAGAATCATCAATTTGTGTTCCTATCAAATCATTGTTAAACCTTTCACCTAAACGAGTTCTAACAAGATTCATAACAGACCTTCTTATAGCATCTTCATTAGAGAAGATACCAATATCATTCGTAACTGGATGTTTAACAAATGATAAACTTATATCCTTAAAAACTTGGGATTTATTTTTTGATCTGTCTATTAAAGCCATTTTTAGCAGTTAACGAGCTTATCTAGGTCACTTTCGCTTAAATCTTGCTTTCTTTTAGTATCATTAGCATCATCGCCAACGACTTCACGCAAGATATTGTCATCATTTTCTGGTTTGTCGATTAATTCTTTGGTTTCCATATCAAATTCCATTATTATATCTTATTTATCGCATAAAAAAAGCACCTAGGTATTTACCCAAGTGCTTAAGGTTATTCAGTTGTGTTTTTCTAACCTGCCGCTAGCGGAGATTGTGTATTGTTGTTGATTGCAGCAGACTTTTTACGTGCTTGTGCGGATACATCATATTGTCCGACTGTCTTTCCACTTCCACCGCCTACTGTAGCGACGTTATGTGGTGCCTTTGTTGGATCTGAATCTGCCATTAACCTTGTCCTCTGTAGGGTTTTCTTGCTTTGTTTCGACTAGTTGCAGAGTATTTTGAATTATTACCCTGTCCTTGTCTTGTCTTTTTCTGAACCGCACCTATGGGCGATCCGTCTTTTGACATTTTTCTTATTGCCATAATCTATTTATCAATACGATTGTCATTTTGATGTTTAGCTCTTAATCTTTGAGGAGAATAACCTTCACCAATATAATGTTGAAGTCTTTGATCCGCTTGTTCTTTTGTTAGTCTTTCATCGACCTTGGGGTCAATGACATACCAGCCATTGGTCCCAAGTTCTACGATTTTATATAACGTTTCAGTCATATTAGATAACTCGTGTCTTCTCGTGTCCTACACGAATCTTTGGATCACACCAGATCTCATATCCAGCTTCTTTTGCATCGAGACAGAAACTAACGTCCTCTCCACACATATCCTGAACTTCACCAGAATCAAAGACCTGCATCTTAGGAGCAAACCAAGGATACTTCATCTCTTCGTTCTCGAATACACCATTCTTGATCAACAACCAACCAAATCCAGTATAATCTACGGTGAATGGTTTGCGACGACGAGAAATGGAATCAATAGTCTCATGATTCATAACTCCACCATTCTTGGCGAAATCTTCCTCCTCTAACCAATGAGCAACTGAAGTAGTCTTTCCATCTTCGGTGCAATACCAACCTGCTGCAATCTCTTTCTGCATCCATACGAGACGATAGAACTTCTCTGTATCGAATACGATATCTGAATCAATCCACAACTGGTAATCGTACTTAAGTTTTCCATCCCAAGGAATTTGGTTTGGTCCTCTTAGTACATTAGCCCCAAGGCACTTACAACGTGCGAAATTGACCATAGAAGAATAATCTTGCGAAATTTGAATCGAAGATCCGTTCTGTACTAGGTCAAAACATAGTTGTACAAAAGCCTTAAGGAAAATATATGAGACTCCTCTACCTGGCAAACAAAAAACGACACTTTTTCCTTTGAGTATCTCTTTTGCTGCAGCCAGATCGAAATCGTCCTCTACTTTTTTAGTTTTGGGCGCATTTGCCTTAACTGTAAATCCTTTAGCCATAACGTTTGCAAAGTTACAATGATATTATACTACGTCAATTCAAAATTGGCAATAGTTGTAATTATATATCCTTCTTATTCTTGATTACTTTTATCTCCTCGGTACGGAGTTCATCATCAGGATAATGGGTAAAATAAGCTCGAAGAAATTCTAATTTATGCTTTAGGTCTCTTTCTTCAACCTCATCCATAATCTTTTTTCCACCAATAAAGACGTTATAGGTATTCATCTTCCATAATTGCTAACATATCTTCTAAATCTGATTTAATATCAGGATGATACATCAAATTTGTATCATTTTCTAGTCTATATTGAAGAGATTCAACTATTAAATCTAAATTATAGGAATCGAGCTCCTCAAGTTGTTCAATATTCATATAATCGATGCGATATCATGAAGTATCTATGAAATTAAGAATTTAATCGATTAATGAGATCCACTCCAATTAATAAATCCTGTAGCAATGTACTTTGGATTGGAAATGGGCATATTTCCTTGATGTGGAAACAAATAATTACAAGGGAATATCAAAACCTTACCTTTTTCGCACTTGCACGCTACTCTATGATTGGGAAATTCAGTTTCACCACCCTCTTCCACATCATTAAGGTACATTATAACAGCAAATAATCTAGTAACCGCTCCTCCAGCGTATTGATCGAAATGATATGTGAATTTTCCTTCATTTGGATGATAAACTCGGACTGAATAGTTCTGAAATACCAAATCTTCCACTGGACCTGGGCACTCATGAAGATATCTTCCATATGTTTCATTAATTATCTCAGAAATCCATGTAAAGATCTCATCATTAGGTGTAGGAGTAACTTCTCTAGCTATTTTATTGTCAAAATTTACGTCATTTTCTTCAACTGGTGTATCTCGACCTTCATTCTTATTTTTTTGGGAAACAGAACCATCAATATGACGATCTTCTACCTCATGAAACCACGACAACATTTCATCAACCCTTTTATCGGGTATAATGTTATATGTTTTGACTAAATCAGTTACTTTATTTGGAAATTGTGGATACTGACTAGAAAAGTCTTGTGGTCGTAGAGATTCCAATTAATAATCTCCAGTATAATTTGGCATTTTAAGAGTTGACAACTTCCTTCCTTCAGATCCCTCTTTAACACAGTCTTCTTGAGTGTTTGTTGGCCCTAAAGCTGATGAATAATTAGGTCCTTGTGAAGCTAACTTCAGACTATTAAATGAAAGATCTCCAGCGACGCTTCGGCGCCGATTTTTCGTTAAAAAGTGAGGATATACAACATGATACAAATCACTGGGAAATAAAAACATAGTCCCCACATCTTCCTTAGTTAATTTCTTATTGACCTTTCTTACTCTACCTATAATATCTGTGTAAGTTAGTACGTAATCCCCAGCCTCTGGATGGAATGTACCTTTAATTGATTGTTCTTCATCTGCATTAAAAGGTATCTCTAACCATATAACAAATGAAAATACAGAGTCATGATTATGTAAAGCCTGATATTGTGTATCATAAGACTCATTTGCCCACCAACGTTGAAAAGATAACTCATGTTGGTGAGTAAATCTGTTATTTGTTGGTAACCCAAAGTTATCCAGATAACCCTGAACACATGGGGTTAGTATAGTATTAGCAAACCAGTGTTCATCATCATATAGTAACCACTGTTGGTTATGTTCTTTTATTCCACCATTAGGATCTACATTCAATCCTTCTGGTTTATACTTATCAACAGTCGATTGTATTTTATCGATAACTTCATTACCTAACTTGAAGATACCAATACCCAGATTGGGGAAATTAGTATATTCCCCTGACTGAAATACCTGTTCTTTCATTAAAAACTAGCCTCTTCGTATTTTTCCAAATCTTTTTCAATTACTTCTGAAAAAGTTATATCATCCCAATAAGAATGGAATAGTCTGCCCCATATTACTTTAAATTCATCTTCATTTAAGTTCTTAAACAAACAACGATCCTTTAAGTAGATATGGTAGGTTTTCATTTTTTCCTCATAGGTACTTCTATTTGCCAAGATCCTCCGTCTAGAGTAATCATATCGAAGTTCTTTTTAAATTCTTTTTCTCTTGCCTTTTTTTCTTTCTCCATTGTTATCTCAATGGTTTCAATAGTTCTCGTGCCATATTCTGGTTTCTTAGGATTAGGTTCATCCATATACTCTAGGATTAAATCATCAATCATGCCATATAAGGTATCCCATGTTACTCGAATACGTGCATCAATAGCCACTTCATCTATATCATCCTCAGTCATTTCTAACTTAAGGACTCCTGCTCTGATTGCGACTAACTCATTCAAGTTAAATTCAATCTTGATGTCATTATACATTGCTGACATTAGGGCATCTCCACATGGTATTTTTCACAAAATCTTGCGATCTCATCATGAACTTGATTGTATATCGGAGTGAGATCGAGATCCGATCTTAGTGCGTGTGCTATATGATCGATTTGATCTTCTGTGAGACAATGATCTGGGTGTAATGCATCACATACATGCATTTCTTGTTCTATCAACTCATTAAGGTTGATTCTAATTTCATAGTCTCTATAAACTGGCATAGTTAATCTGTAATGTCTGATAATTTGAACAAACTATGTAAAGTAAGTCCTGCCCATGTCATACTAGAATGAGCTTCATCATCTACTTGTCGATCTACAATAGTTACAACTCTAGTAACTTCGTATCCCGCATCACGCAGTTTATGAACCGCCTTAATAGATGAACTCCCTGTAGTAATAACATCTTCCAATACAGTGATCTTAGTACCCTTTTCTGGAAGAGGACCTTCAATCCAAGCACCAGTACCATGACCTTTTGGTTCTTTACGAACAATTAGTGCTTTCATATTGCGAGGATGTGCAGCCATGATGACTCCACTTACTAAAGGATCTGCTCCTAATGTAAGACCTGCAACTGTATCTGTGTGTATTCTACTAAGCAATAGGTTAGATGTCAAATATAACCCTCTACTACTTAATATAACAGGTTTGCAATTTATATAGTGATCACTCTTTCGACCAGAAGATAGGGTTATTTCACCCTTTCTATATGCATCCTTTTTTATAAGTTCCTTTAACTCATTTAACATGTGTGTTCTCTCGTAATTTCTTATTTTCAGGAGCTCCAATCTCTAAGAAACTGACATTAAAAGCATAAGTTATGCGTTCAGTTTCCTCACTATGGGATTCAACCCAGTGTGGTAGCTTAGAAGGGAACATTATAAGGTCTCCTGCTTCACATACTGGATAAAAACACTCTCCTTCATCCAAACATTGTAAGTGAGCCTGATCAGTACATAAGGTATTGAGGATTCCAAGCTTCCTATGACCATCAGTTAAGTAAAAAACACATGCTAATCT